TTCTGTTGTAACCATTCCAAATGCTCTTGTATTTCCAGCAGTCTCCCACTCCATTAAAGCATTCTTTAAGGTATAATCGCAGAACTCCTGTCCTGCATTCAATGGATATAAATCCGTACCTCTTCTAAAGCATCTCCCTAAAATAATTTGTGTATGATAATCAACAGATGTATAGTCTGCAGTCGCCTGCATTATAGGAGAGCCAGAATTATAATCCACATATAACCAATTAGGCGACTCATCTGTTAAAGTTACATTAGTTGCTGTTGAGAAATTGAAGAAACAAATCGGACCTTCTTCGTAATCAACAGTCTTTATCATTCCTATTCCACCAGATACATTTACTGTACCGTCACCATTATCATAGATGGTACCACCAGATATGTATCCTGCGGACTGGATATCAAACCAATCTGTTAAATTTGTTAAAGTACTATCCCCACATCTTGACATCACAACATCATCAGATGTGACACCAGATATAGATTGTGTTGATATGTAAGGGAATGTTCCATTTGCAGATGGATGAAAGTTTGTATCTACATAATATTTATTTGTAGCTGCTGAAGGATATACTGGCACAGATAAACCAGATATAGTATCTCCCTTGAAGAATGATTGCCCACTTAAGTATGTATCACCAGATACTTGGAAGTTATAATCTCCCAAATCGAATCCTAAATGTCCTACTCTAACTTCACTATTTCTATAGACATTACCATTATCTAAACTCCATATACCAGATGGAGAATATAAATTTTTGGAGTTACTTGAGAATGCTATTAGATAATCAATATTACTAGATGCAACTTTACCAAGCGATGAACTATAATATAAATTAATTGAATTTGAGGAAAAATCTGATAGAGATTTTCCTAGACTTGATGGATAATATATATTACGGGTATTACTTGAGAAATTATAGAAAGTTGTTGAACCAGACCAGAATTCTCCAATCTTGGTTACTTCCCATGTAGCACTAAATTTATTCCACTTAATTCCAGAATTATAATAAGTATTAGAGCTAAAGGCACCATCTACATCAATTAAACCAGATAGCGAATGATTATGAACTAATGCAAAATCATCAACATACTTCTTATTAGCAGCAGCCGAAGGATATGGTGGAGTTTTTACTCCAGATATATCAGCTCCATGAGCTATAAATATATTCCCAGCAACTAATGTTGTATTACCACTTAAATAATTTTGTCCACTAAATGAAGATACTGCCCCTATTGTATTATTTTGGGCTTCGAAAGAATATTCACCTATACTAAAATCTTCACTAGCATTTCCACCACCCATCATTAGGAAACCAGGATCAGAATCTACATAGAATTTATTGACTGCAGATGATGGATATACTGGATAAGCTAAACCAGAGATTTCATCTCCTATAAATACTGAAGTACCACTAAAGTAAGAACTTCCAGATACCTGAAGGTTATAATCACCAACATCAAATGAAGAATGCCCAACATGAACTTCACCGGTACCGTAATAAATATCAGACCCAGTTTGCGTCCAATATCCAATAGCCGCTCCAGTTCCTTTATATATAGCATCCAACCAAGATCTAAATTGAGATGATGGCATATGAATAAGAGTATTACTAGAATGCCCAACTGCAAGTGATGATAAGTAAAAATTGCCACTTATAGTATTAGCTTTATTAGTAATTGAAGTATCTACATAATGTTTACTAGCTGCACCAGATGGATAATCTGGATCAGATATACCAGATATCTCTCCGATAAAAACTGCTGTACCACTGAAATAAGACGCACCAGATATTTGTAATTTATAATCTCCTACATCAAATCCGGAATGTCCTACATGGACTTCTCCAGTATCATAGTAAAGATCATCACCAACTTGATCCCAGTAATCACTAGCAAGTAAATTAGAAGTATTACCAGATATCCAATCTAAATAAATACCTGTTTGTGCAGATATATATCCTGAACCAGCCCATATTCTATTAGCTGAAATTGCATTTAGAGTAACACCACTAGTATGATAAAGCTCATGATCAAATAGATCTTTAACTCTTTGAGCTGAAGCATAAGCTTGTGAATACTCACTACCAGATATGACTAATCCAGAAGGATGATAATTATCATCTAAATCTGCTATAGCTGCTGTAGAAACATCATCCCATATTACAGCATGAGGATTATCTTGATTACCAGAATGACCTATATAACCAGTTGCACCGGACCAAGATGTACCAGATGCACCAATAGGTTCGTATAAATTAGAAGCATTAGAGGAGAAATCCATTAATGCTTTACCTAAAGAACTTTGATAATAATTATTTAGTGTATGAGTTATTATTGCTCCTGAAATAGTATCTACTTCAGTTTCTGTATAATATCTATCATCATGAATATGAAGAGCAGTCTCACCTGCATCAGTTAAATCAGTCCACTTTGTTCCACTCTGAACATATAGATCATGATCAAACAAATCCATAACTCTTTGGGCACTAGCATACGCTTGGGAATACTCTTGTCCAGAAATCACCAATCCAGATGGATGATATAATTGTTGAGCATTACTAGAAAAACCATAGAAATCAGTTGCCCCAGACCATGAAGATCCAGACGTATCATGTGTGTGACCAATTAATGCAAACACACCAGTTGATGTAGATATATAAGCTTGACTATATTGAGCACCAGATATTACATAACCTGACGGATGAAAGCCTGCCAAAACATTAGCACTAGCTATATAATCAGTAACACTCAATGTTACAAAGTTACCACCATCAGCATATGATACTGTAGAATCTGTTCTTAGAAAACCATCTGTTGATGCATTTCCTACATAATCAGCAGTCGCTGCAGAATCTACCTTGACCTTTTCAGAATCAGTACCTCCACCGCCTCCGCCACTACCAGAAACTGGTATCCAAAAATTTCCATCCCATTGAAGACCGGAATTTAAGAAAGCAGAATCATCATTCCAAACCACATCAGCTAATCCAGATAATCTATGATTATGACTACCAGATGCGGCTTGTGTATCTCCTTTACCTAGAAGACTATATCCAAATTTAGCTCCAGAATAAACTGGAGATGATATGTAAGTTGAATTGAGAAACGCGTAACCATCTATATTTAAATCGGCATTTGCATTGGATCCATCTCTTTTAAGATAGATATATGGTGGATTTGCCATTCACCACCTATTCAATTACCTTGATAATCTTACCAATTTTGTCTTTAAATCTTACAAAATGACCCTCATTTAGGTCATTTTTTGCCTCTGGAACCTCATATTTTGGTGTTTTTTCTGCTAATTCTTGCTTATTTTCATCAATTTTAGCACTTTTTTGCTCATTTTCTGCACTTTTTGGCTCTTTTTCGTCAATTTCGTCCAATTTTGGCTCACAATCGGCACATTTAGCCTCTTTTTGGTCATTTTTTGGCAAATTTGACTCTTTTGTGCCTATAAATGGCTCTTTTTGCTCAATAATCACCTTAAATTCGTCATTTTCATCAGATTTGTTGGCATGAGCCGCTTGTCCCTGCTTATTAGCCTTCTTTCTAGCTCTTTCTTTAGATGCTTTGTCATTTGGATCATAATAATACTTCTTTCCTGAGCCTCCCCAGCGACAGAAATATCCCTTTTTATCTTTTAAACCACATTTAGTTGGCATATAATTCACCTAATATTCACTCTTTATAACATAACAATTGAAATGATCATGAATAAACTCTGAAGATATATTCAATTTGATATCATTACCAAATATCTTCCGTGCTCTATATAGCATTCTGCCCCAAGATTCACTCAATACAGTAGGCACATGATCTCTGTATATAACGTGAGGTATGTGCTTTTTAGGACATTCTATAATAATAAAATCTGAATTCTTAACCTGATTTATGTTTTCAGGCCAATAAAGTTTTGTTTTGATCTCCAGATGAGAGAATGCCATACAATGCGGACATCCCAACACCCATAATGGTTTATCTGTGCTCATACGAATTTCAACGTCTTACCATCTTCGGTTTCAACCAACAGATAATCCTTTTGTTCTATGTCTGCATTCCATTTGCATCCATCGCAGAGTTTTCCTTTATTCTTGCACTTATTTATGAAACTACAAGTTACTAGTTTTACCATATGATCCTCCTAACAAGATATATTATAATTATTGACATTTCCTGGATGAAGTCTAGGAATCACTTCTCCATATACATGACACTTATCTTTAATCCACATGTCATAATCATTATAACCACTTTCCTCAAATTTATCCCCATAAGGATTAAAAACTAATTGTTTATATTGTTCTTCCATGATTTCTCCTACGGTACTATGACTGTCTCACGACATGCTCCCATAGTAACCACTGCGAGTCCGACAAAAGTTATATCTGTAGCATACCTTTTCTCTTCTTCAGCTTTCCAAACATCTCTAGACATCAATTCAACAGATAACTCATTAACCATACCTGCATCTATCAAAGCAATCGTATCACGAGCCCCATTTGTTATAGGATATATAACAAGGTCTCCTCTAACAGCTTCATTCCAATGAACATTATCAACATGACCTATTCTAGCTAAAACTCCCCAATTATGATCTATATTCAGATGATTAGATTCCCAATTCCTAGCAGATTTTCGTAATTCTGTTTCAGTATACTCAATAGGACTCATACCTGTAGAATCACTCCAAGCACCAGGTGTGAGTAATGTGCAGTCTCTATAAATCCTAGCTCCACCAGACTTCTCAATGATTTTCTTATTATAATCTAACTTAACTAGTATCTTGTGACTCGTCTTCGGATCCTGCTGCTGGTTCTTCTTCTGACTCTTTTCCATTCCCTTCCTCTGGCTTATTATCAACATCTTCACTAACATCAGCACCCTCTGCTAAATCATCTCCACCCTCTATTGGTGGGAAGTCAAATATAGCACGGATTTCATTTATAGTAAATGGTTTCTTTCCTTGTGGGAAACCTCGTAAAAGATTACCTAACCACTTGGACTTTACCGCTTCATCGGCATCTGTAACAGAGTTAAAACGCATCATAACAATATCTGGATCAAATCCATTAGCTACAAGAATATCATTAATAACTTCTATCCTAAGCTTGATAGCCAACTTATGTTGTATAGCTTTTATGAATCTTTCAAACATAATCTCTTTTACTTTAGCTGTAGCTTCGGTAGAACCAGTACCCATTCCTAAAGATTCCTCTGGACATAATAATCCAACAATCATTTGTCTTTGAAATGTATCAAAGTATTCTGCAACACCTGGAACTCCTCTTTCATCTATAGTAGTCATATTAATAACTCCAGGAACAATAAATTCATTCTTGGAATTGATATCTTCTAACTCTTTTTTAATAGCTTCAAAAACTGATGTAGGCGGAATATTTATCCCATCCTTATCACCAACCTGAACAAGATACTTGGGCGTGTGTCTTTGGATTGCATTAAAGATAGAAACGTCTGTAGCTATTTTCCTATCTATAGTAGCCCGATTTGGTTGTATTAAAGATATCCCATACGGCGAAGCAGGATGTGGAAAGAATTTGAAATGAACTATATCCTCTGGCTTAAGTATAGTCTCCATTAGTTTACCGCCTATTTTTTGTTGATAATCAACCTCATTGCCGAACTCATCTGTATTGATAACCATAGTTATAGGATCAACTGATTTCAATTGTGCTATATGCCCTTTTGGTTTCTTTGGCTTTGCTAAATTTTCCATTGCTGGATCTTTTCCTTTAGCTCGTACCTTCTCCATAAATGAGTCACCAAACACTAATGCATAAATTACATTATCTAGAAGCACACCATCCATATCCATCAAATCAAACTTTCTTTCTACTAGTTTCTTCGCTTGAGGATCTTCTGATATAAAATTGTATCCAACCATAACTGTGTTCCAAGCTATGGTATTTATGGATGCAAAGATGGTTCCCTCACCAGAATAGTATTCCCAATAAGCATTTAGAAGCCTCTCACTTCTCTCTTGACCACCACTGTCTCCACCAGTTAGAGCTTTACCGGACGCTATAACAGTTTTCGGTCTTCCTTGATCATCAAACCATTTAATTCTGTTATCTTCCTTTTTACCAAATATTCTATCCCTTATTGTCATTTTTCCTTTCTTTAATATTTTCTTTCTTTTTTCCAGATAGGACTATCTCTACTGCAGAAACATTCCTATTCTCGAATGGTTCGCTTTTTACAGTTATTACATATTTAGGATTTTCTATATAATCCCTCACTAAAATAGCCAATATATCAATTGACTTCTTTATATAACTACCTCTAGATATTATATTTACTTCATCTGCATTATCTAACGCATAAAAGCACGCGGATATATACCGAGATATTTCCTTGCTTCCTATATATACACTTTCTACCATTTGTACTCACACTTTTATTATATTCCACATTCTTCTACTAGTAGGTGATTTTACTTTTGATTTTCTAGCAGTAGTTACAGCAGCTACCAACTCCCAATTCACTTCTATTATTTCTTCAAATTCTTCAGTAGACTGAATTGCGAATGATAGAGAATCTATAGTATCATCATTGGAACCTCTTGGAAATGATATCAACTCATCCGTCAAAGTTACCAATCTTGGATTTATAAATATTCTGCCTGTTTCAAAAAGAACAGACAATCTCATAACACGAGACATCCTATCAGATACCATTGATGACTTTATAGGTATCACCGGTAATGATGGATGCTCTTCAATAAGATGTTCTATAATCGCTTTCTGTTGAGCCGCTTGTTCAATACCGATCCTTACAGGATCCCATTTAGCGAAGTAACTAATTATCATTTGAAATTGTTTGTTGAGCGTTATGTGCCCTCTATACCCATCCAATGCATAGAAGAACCCATCCTTCTCTGCTACGATTGTTATAGAGAAATAATCACTCTCCTCACCAGCTGATGCTAGATCAACTCCCATATAAGTTTGGTAGGGAGGTATTACCATTCTAAAATTCTCTGTTGCATCCTGTACCCAATCCATTTTGATTGGAGACTCCTCATCAGAGATATATTCATTTTGATATTGCATCATAAATGCAACATTACCATAAGTCTTTCTTATACTATCAAGTTTCTCAAAGTTATATCTTTCGGGCCAGAGCACTTTACCACCTTTGCCTTCATCATCAGGTTCCTCTAACACAGCCTTATATATCATAGTGTTGTATTCATTCAGTCCCTGGAAGTAAGCATGTATATCATCTTGATGCCACTTTGTTCCTATAGATACTATAGAACCTTCGGGTTCCAGCATAGGCATCAATGTACTATTCAACCATCTTACCAATTCCTTTCTCCGATACTCTGTTCTAGAGTTCTTCTGATCAGTTACATCATCTAGTAATATAAAATCATAGTGACCACCTACCATAGATGACGATACACCTAAAACCTGTAAGGTAGGTTCCTTGGTCTTGAAAGAAGCCCCACGAACTCGAATTGTAGATTTAGACCAATCTGCAGTTCCCTTCTGTGACCCAAATATTTCTATCAACTTTTCATTAGCTTCAAGATGTCTTTGGATAAATGTCATTATCTCATTGGCCTTGTCTTGGTTGATAGTCACAAGTAATATCCTTATATCAGGATTACTAACTATTCTCCATAATATATAACTTCCTAGTATGGTAGTCTTTCCGTGACTACGAGGTGCTAGTAAAGCACTAAACTGATGTTTATCAATAAGATCAATCCACTCCTTGTGGAATGATTTACACTCCAACTCAAGAACGTCCTTAATGAAAGCAACAGGATCTGATGAGTATCTTAAGTATTCTATTTCTTTTTTTAGATCCATATTTAAGAGTAAAATAAATAAACATTAAAACATTGTGTTGTTGTTTTCCCTAGATAAGCTCAAGTTACTTAAGCTTAGAAGCCGAAACCAAGGCTGAAGTTCAGACCGAAGATTTCTTTAGCAATAAACAAGAATCCAAAGAATGGGAGAATCCATTTAGATGCATCTGCTAACCATTTTTCCAAATCCATATTACTGCCTCCTTTTTTACTTTTCATAACATTACCTCCTTATATTTATTTTGGTATTAGTACATACCTAGGTCTTATGAATCCACATAAGAATAAAAGTCTAACGTATAACTTCATTAGTTTTAGCATCAATTAGGATTTCTTCTATATCCCCTTTGTGCATTAACCAATTTGCTATACCTCTTACGAATGCCGCAGAGGCCATTATTATCAATGCATACTGTTGATTGTCTATTGCTAATTCTGGTATACCAACATCAGCAACGTATATCAAAGCACTGATAGCTCCGACTGTAGCAGCTTCGATCAATAATTTCTTTATTGTTATTCCAAGACTATAAGTTTTCACTTCTAATAGTTTGGTTTTCTTTACAGGCATTTTATTAACTCCTTATAAGTATTTCTCTAACTCTTCTGAGATCTTTCTTCTACATCCATCACAAAGATGCCTTGTGACACCAACTAGCATATTCTTTACATGAACTTCCTTTTTCAAATTCACGTTCTGAATAGCCTTAATCCTATTATCACCAAATCTCATCAGAGACTCGTAGTTCTTTCGTAAATGATCGTAGCTGTCTCTGACCTCCTTTATGGCTTTTAAAGTTAAAAAATCATCATCAGATAATTCTACTTTATCAAGTAAAGACTCCGCTTTATCACAGAGTGTATTACTCCTTTTATGGATGCTTCTGATTTCATCTTGAAATTCGCATACTAGACTAGATACAGGATTTTCACCTTGATCTATATCAATTAGTACACCGTCCTCAGATTCTCCATCGAAGTACCTCATAACTGACATTGAAGATAACGACTTGAGATCTGCTATCTTTGAGTGATTCTCTTTAAGTGTGCTAGCGATATCCTCGTAAGACAATCCCATTGTCTTGAGTTGCCTAGCTTCATCTTCTAATTCATATTTCTTAATTTTGCTTTTATTACCCATTTCTTATTACCTCTAATTAATATTTGTTGCCGACCATCCACCCGTACTAGCTTCACGCTCCTGATTTAACTATAAGATTATTCATATATATTTTTCCATATATGGACATATATATTTTGAGACTGGTTTTGCTACCTCTCTCAATAGTATAGTATGTTGGCCGTTTTGCAGTGCCTTGAGGAATCCCTCCTGTTGGCTACCGAAGGCTTTATATACTAGTTTCGAGCAGGGGCAGGGTGAAAATCGAGCAGGGGAGGTTCCAGATATGGAATTTCGTTAGCCGGTTGGGGAGTGACTAAGCTGCTGTGGGGGATTCACAATAGTTAATTAAGGTTTCTTTATGTCTATGTAAAGGTAGTAGCTTAACAAGCATTCCATACACAACCACCACCCACTACATAGTAAAGCAATACACTTAACACATAGAGCTGGACAGATACACCATGAGTATGAGTATCATACACACGAGCCATGACATTGAGTATCATTAGCACAATGAGTATGAGTATGTATATCATACACACGAAGCATGAGCATGAGTAACATACACATAGCCCCATGACTATGAGTAACATACACACACATAGTGATATAATATAACACGGATGACAATGATTAACATACTCACTAATCATGTGATATAATAGCA